TAAAGTTTAAGATTTAAACTCACTACAAAACAAATACATGGGCGCAGCGTATGCGCCCATGTATTTGTTTTGTTGTGAGTTTAAATCTTAAACTTTAAAAATACTTAAGTTCAAGCTTTATGTTTTTATTTTATCATTTTTGTATTTCATTCCTTTTATATTTTCTTTAGGTGTAGTGAAATTTGTTATTTGCTCCTGTTTAATTTCTTTAGGGGTATACTTTCTGTCAGCATACAAATGATATAGAACTTGACGGTTTGATTGATAGTGATTTGGGCTTTATGTTAAAAATCGTTTCTCCGGAGTCGAGATTTTCGCCGGTTAAACGGGGTCGAGTCCCTGGTAAAGTCTAATGATCTTGATAGATAACTTTAAGGTGTTGGAGTTTGTATGTGTCGACACTCTTGGGTAGAAGAGCTTCGTGTAAGTATATTAGAAATTTTTCTAGGTTCAGATGGCATTTTGAACTCCTCCGACCTAATATTTCTTTTTTCCATTCTACAGTCTTTAAGAAAATTTGAAAATAGGAAAAAAATGATGACGGAGCGGATTTTTATGATGAAAAGTTACATTTCAGATAAAAGTTCTACCCTTCCCACCCTTGTTTACCCAGTTGACGGACCACGGAAAATGTATATGTTAATTCGAGTTAAGGCCTTTGACAAAGAAGTCTTTGTTAAAATTGACGTTTCATTACCAACGTTTTCAATGCGGAGTGTCAGACGATTTGTTCGTTTTTGTTATCGTCCTCCTCGGTCGCAAACACCAATACGGAATCGTTTTGACCCTTTGTATTTGGACTTAGGTGAGGTTGACTATGGAGATCTTTTTGATTGTTTTTTAGATCCTATAGTTTCAACCACGGAAATTGAACATCATGACGACTTTGACTGGGAAGATTTTAAGTTTATTTCGATTCCGGTGGTTCATGTAAATAGCCGTCGATATGTTAGAATTAAGCGGAAACTTATTTTTAAGAATCGTTCCTACTTTGGTATGAGGGTTAGCCCATGCCCGAGTAGGCCCGTTAATTGTAAGGTAGGGTTACGTGGGATGGTCTCACAATCTGATGACCGTCCGGGCTTGTTTTCACGCTTTACTTCTTCTTCTTCTGCTGCTAGTTCGGGAAATGCTAGTACTAGCTCTAGCTCTTCAGTTAGTTCTCAATTAAGTGCTCCTACAACTTCTAGTATTTTAAGTGGACTTCGATCAATGCCCGGTTTGAGTGATAATATGAAAGATGTGTCGGTCATGATATCAAATCTATCTGACCAATGGGAAGGTCCTGTTCGACACCTTTTGGGCCAAATAGATCAAATCTTGGAGAGATATGATGAATCACTTAAGAAACATCCGGATGCCTCTCTTGCAGAGTCTATAAAAGAAGCTGTAGAGGCATCCTCAAAATTTAAATTACAATTGGCTCATTCATCCAAAATCTCTATAGTTGAAGGATTTATGGTATTTTTGAGTACATGCTTTTTGTTTTTCACCTTTCAGCATTGGACTCAAACTATCGCTTTGTGTGTTCTTGTTGGATCTGCTTTAGGTATTGGATCAAGACTTGTGAAATGGGCTGAAGGTAATAAGGATGATATATTGTATGTATCATCTCAAATACGATCAAAGATGCAGGATATGGAACAACAAGATGCTGGTGATTTCATTACACCTTTGGCAAAGTTGATAGCAACTGGGTCTGCTCTTTTGTTTACACAAAAGGATACTCGGAAGCTCCCAACTTATGTGAAGGTTGGTCAATATGCATCGGCATTTAACTCAGTCAAAACTATGGGTGATTGTATAGTTGAATCTTTACATTTAGCTCGTAGGCTGCTTTTTGAGATGGTGACTGGGTTACCAATGGATATTGATCAATTGGATGGTTTTGCCTTAGAATATGAAGATTGGATGGAGGCTGTAAATGAAACATGTTGTGATCCAAAATGGTTACGACAGTATTTGAATGAGCCTGATAGTTTCCAAATATTGGCAGATCTTGAGAAAGTTGGAAAGGATTTATATGAGCGAACTTCGAATATCGATCTTAAAAGTCGAAGTACTATACAACATCCTATTTCTGAAAATTTACGAAAAATTTCTCGGCTCATGAAAGTTCTTACTGAGGCAAGTGGTGTTACAAAGGTTGTTAATGAACCAGTTTTTGTTGTGTTTGTTTCTCCAACTGGCCGTGGCAAAACAAGAATGGTTCGAGAGTTGGTTTTGGATTTGTTTGCCAAACAAAATGTTGTTGTTCGTAATCAATATGATTTTGAGGATCTTTTGTTTGTTAAAAATTCTGATTCACCATATAATGATACTTATAGTAAACAATTTGCAATCTTATTGGATGAATTGTTTCAATCAACATCTAGTGAAGATAATCAGGCAAGTATCAAAGATGTGTTTGATTTGGTGAATATTGCAGGAACTCCTATGAATATGGCACAGTGTGAAATGAAAAATCGTATTTCACAGGCAAGCAAATATGTGATTGGAACAACAAATTTGGAGGATTGGTCTGCATTACCAACACGATCCACCAAGGCTTTGATGAGAAGGCGAGATCTGATTTTTTACCCTATTGTTAAGCCACAATTTTGCAAGACAAATTCAACGATGTTGGATCCTGGAAAATGGCTTGATTATTGTAAAGATCATGATCTTAATCCTGATGTACCAGACTTCTTGAGTTTTAATGAATTGTTGACAACTTCTAATAAGGCATCAGATACGTTTAGAGAAAATCTTACATATCAGGATATAGTGTCAATTATTCATAATAAGTCAGTGGCAAAAGAAAGAAGTTGTAAAAACACAAATGATCACTGGAAGGAAAAATATAAAAATATCATGGCTAGCCAGGGTGAAGTGCACATATCAACGTTATTGGCAGATATTCGAAAGAAAAAATCAGTTCGTAGTGCACATGAGATTCGGAATAGTGATTTGCCATTTGATCTTTTACTAGCTTTGGTTCGTGATGAATATGTAGACCAGGATGTTTTGGATGGTAATGATGTTGTTAAAATCCAAGAGGAAGAATTAAAACTACAAGGTTTAATTCAAGAAGTGGCTGGTGTTTGGGATAGTTTACAACCATCTGAAAGGATTGATTTTTATTTTGCTGTTTGTGCATTGGATTCTGCGAAAAATTTTGCTTTGCGTGATGTAATTTATTCTCGCATTCTTCATGTTCCTCGTGGACATTTTAAATTTGTTCAAAAACCCCATTATGATATTATGATTGCAGCAAATGATGGAAAAGATATAGTAATACCAACATATGGATGGAAAGATAGAGTTAGGGGATGGTTTAAATCTTGTAAGGAAAGTCTCCCATGGAAAGAAATTGCAATAGTTTTTGGGTGTGTTATTAGTTTTGTAACATTTGGATTATTGTTTTGGGCCTTTAATCGTAAAACAAAATTAACAGATAATGTGGAAAATCAGTTTAAAACACCGGAAAAACCTGTTTTTGAGAAAGTTGAATCTTTGGATTCTAGTGTTAATCCTAAGGGAGCTAAGAGTGTTTTTAAAAATTTTAAAGCATATTTTAAGACCAAAAAACAAGAATCGGCTGATGATAATGTGCATTATATTGGAAATGTGAAAACCAGTGGAGAGCTCGCTTCGCCTGAAGATCAGATGGAATTAGAAAGATTATATAACACCATGGAACAACAAGCATTGTATGATAAGCAATGGGAGTCAATGCTTTCAAAGGTTTTGAATAATTTGGCTATTGTTAGAATTATTAGTGGTGGTGTTTGTAAGTCAAGAGCCCGGGGATTGTTAGTTTGTTCTGATGTGATGATTTATCCAAAACATAGTTTTGATAAGATGCAATATGGGGATTATTTGTATTTATCTACAGCACATTATAAATGTAAATTTTCCTATGCTGACTTAAAGGTGTGTTTTGAGACAAATCCTCGTTGGAAGTATGATGATGCCTGTGCTATTAAGTTTCCAGATGGGAGAATTCCAGCAGCAAATATCGTTAGATATTTTTGTACAATGGATGAAATTGAACAAATTTCTGATTTTTATGGGGAATTGATTCTGGCATGTGATGATGAGGTAAAACGATATATAACACGGTTTCGTGCCCATCAGGAATGTATGACACCAGAAGCTGGATTCGTAATTTCTCCAACTCTTTTTGCACAGACTGGTTGGTATTATGAGGCTCCGACTGTTCAAGGCGATTGTGGCGCTCCACTTGTCAAGTGGGACCCCCGATCTAATGGAAAGATTCTCGGAATGCATTCTGCTGGGAACACTAGCGGTTCTGGATTGGGATGTTTTGGCCAAATTTTGGATCGTGGTTGGCTTGAGAAGGTTTGTCATGATTTTGGTGTGATGCAGGCACAATCTGATGATAAGGAGGTGAATCCCTTTTATGGTAAACATCATTTAGTGAAGCCTTCAATGATTGTAACATCGAGAGTACCATTTAATGAGCGTGTTAATGTTCCGGTTGGTAAGAGTAAAATTTATCCATCTCCATTTCAAAAACTTCAAGGAATGTGGGCTCCTAAGACTATACCAACATGTCCATCTGTAGAGAAGGGAGGATCTTTGGATTTAGTTTTGTCAAAATTTGTTTCAGATCGACCTTATGTTGATAGACATAGAGTCGAGGATATCACCCGGGGTTTATATATTAAATCAGGACTTGGTGGTGCAGGTTTTGAGAGAGGAATATTATCTTTTGAGGAAACATTGAATTCTGTTTTTGAATTAAATTCAGTTAATATGGAAAGTTCAATGGGCTTTCCTTATAATAGTATGGGATTTAAGAAGAAGGATTTTGTTTTTTATTCCGAAGAATGTCAGTTGTTTGAATTGCTACCATCAGCATTTAGGGATGAGTTGGATATTTTTGATTCAATGATCAGAGAAGGTGTTGTTCCCGATTTTAAGTGGCTCGCGTATATGAAAGACGAACGACTTCCCATTGCAAAGGTAGATAATCAAAAGATTCGATTATTTTTCTCGGCCCCATTTGCATTAGTATTATTGGGTCGAAGATATTTTGGTTCGTTGATGAGTGCCATTCAAAAGACTAGGCACAATCATGGAATTATGATTGGAATAGATCCTCATAGTGATCAATGGGACCAATTGGCCAAAAATTTGTTGAAAACAGGTGAACGGATTTCTGCAGAAGATTATTCAAATTGGGATAGAACGATAAATGCAGAATTTTTGGAAACATTCTTTTATTGGGCAGATTGGTTTTATTTTAATGCTTCCCCAGAAGAGAAAATTGCAAGAAATGTTATAAAGAAAATTATTTTACAACCTGAATTTCAGTTGATGTTTTTCAGATTTCGTGTTATAAGTGGTAATCCTTCGGGATCCCCATTTACTGCACATATGAATTCTCTGGCTAATTTGGTGCTTACAGTGTACGTATTATCAGCACAGTTCTCTCTTGGTGAAGTTATAAATAACTTAAGTCAGGCTGTTTATGGTGATGATAAACTGTGGACATCATCTTTACCTGTGGATTTAGAAAAATATCAATCTGGCTTACAGGAATTGGGTTTGAAACCAACCAATTTTAGAAAAGATTCTGAAGCCTTAAAATTTTATGATATTTCGGAGGTAGAATTTTTGCGTAGAAAATTTGTTTTGCGGGGAAATACTTATTATGGATTATTAGACTTGGATATCATCAAGGAATCGGTTTTGTGGTATCGTGGTACGTTTAATGTTTTGGACAATTTGCAGGATACTGTTCGGAACTGTTTTGTAGAACTTGAGCTTTATTTGCCGGAAGATGTTGTAGGCATATATAGTAAGATCCTACAGGGATGTTATAGATTTGGGATTTCTTTTGAAGTTACAGATCATATGATATCCTCATTAAGCTCAAGTAATAGAACAGAAGCCGGATTTGTGTCGTGTTTAGGGTCCGAAATGTCTTGGGACGGTACAAATTTGCAGCATTTGGTTTTCTTGTTGTGTGGAAGTTATTGGAATCAATCAGCTTCCTATCTCAAAACTCCAGTGTCTCGAATGATGATATTTTCTGATTTTGATACTGAAAATTGTGCTGTTAAGTTTGTAACGTTTGATATTAGTACCAAGATATCAATGTTTCCATCTAATGTATTTGTTCATGTAGGTTTTCGATATTTTAGTCGGACTGCACAGAAAGAGATAGAGGTAACTTTTAGTGATCGTGGAGTGGCTTATGTGGACCCACAGTTTGTTCCCACGTTCAGTGAAGATTTGGTTATATCTCGATCTGCTTTATGTTATTATATAGATCATCCTAGGAAGTACCATCGAATTTTATTTAATTGTATTTCCTGGTGTGAGTATGTGATGACTATGTCTGGTCTAAAAATGACTCCTCGGTATAGTCAAAATTTGTTCCAGTTTATTTCGGTAAATTATCCATCAATGATTCCAGTTTTGAGTCAGCAATCAGATGATGAACAGATACCTTTCGGAACATTGGGTCAGAATTTGGTTGATACAGCGCAGGTAGAACAAATAGCTGGGCAGGTTGTGCGATTTTCAGATTTGGTACAGGGTGGATGTCCTCGATCTTTGTCGGAATTGGTTGAAACTGAAGAGGTGCTATATCAGGGAAAATGGAAAGATGATTATGCTGTAAATTATTCTCTGTTCAAATTGCGATTTCCAGAATTGTTGTTAGCGATACCTCAATTTAAGCAAAAATTAAATTACAATGCATTTTTCTCAACAAATTTGAAAATTTGGGTTAAATTGGCTTCAAATCCATTTCAGTGTGGTAAATTGTTAGTTACTTGGATCCCACAAGGGGATATGGGAATGCCAGCAGGAAAGTCTATTTCTGTTTATTCTATGACATCAATGAATCATATCCTTTTAGATGCTGCTTATCAAAAAGAGGGTGTATTGGAAATTCCTTTTACTCATATTGTCAACATGATGCGAACTAATAATTTTCCAGGGGATTATGGAATGGGGCAATTGGTTTGTAGAGTATTAAATCCCCTCCGGGATGTTTCCAAAAAGAAATATGTTACTTTCACTGTCTTTGCTAACTTTGAATCATTTGATGTTATAGTTCCAACTCCTATTGGTTTTGATGATGCCCTTGATGGAACCCAATATTCAGGAACGTTTTGGCCATCTTTTTCGAACGTAGCACGCCAGCAAGATGAGTCTGAGAAGAAGTCAGATGTTGGTATTGTAACAGCTGTTTTAGACACTGTAAGTGCTGGTGTATCACTGTTGGGTAATATACCAGTATTTTCTAGTGTTATGACTGGGATAGGGTCCGTAGTGAATGCAGGTGCCAATCTTAGTCGAAGACTTGGTTTGTCTAAACCTCACTCTGTGGCAGCAACATCTCCTATGATACCAAGACCTTTTACATCGGTCTCTCATTTTGAGGGTTTGGATATGAGTGTAATGTTGGGTACCGATCCAAAGAATTCGATTCGAATAGTTCCAGGGTTATTCGGTTCTAAGATAGATGAGATGAATTTGGAATATTTGCTTAAAACGCCTGGTTTTGTTGTATCTCAAGTTTGGTCCCGAGATGATGCAAATTCTTCAATTCTTTTAACATTGCCAGTTCTTCCCACATTGGGAGCATTTGAATTTGTTATGAGGGATAAAGTTTATAATGGGTGTACATTYCCYCTRTTAGGTTATGTGTCATTRATGGCRAARTATTGGCGKGGATCATTAAARTTTAGAATTCAGGTTGTRTCYACYGARTATCATCGAGGRGCKTTAATTGTTGCTTTTGTTCCTTATGGTACTGTGCAGGAGCGTGCTAAATTATCTACCACAAGTCATGTAAAATTAGACATTGGTGTTACAAAGGAAATTGAGTTTTCTATTCCCTTTGTGTCACATGTTATGTTTCATCAGATTGTTTCTCCATTTGAAGAAGTTACTTTTGATCGGCATCAGGCAATTGGATCACTCCAAATTTCAGTTTTAAATGCTCTAGTGGCACCAGATTCAGTTTCTGATAAAATTGACATCAATGTATGGGTGAGTGCAGGTTCGGATTTTAGATTGGCTTTACCATCATTGGATTTGATTTCATCTTTTAATTATGGAACTCGTGCAAAGAAGATGGATTTGACTCAGGCTCTAGACAATTTTGATGATTCGCCAATTAGTTGTCGTACCCGTGAAAACGTTCAATTTTCTGAGGATCCTGCATTTTTACCCTGTCTCCAACCATCTAATATTGAGGCGTCTCAATATGTGATGGGGGAAGGGTTGTATAATGTACGAGATTTTTTGAAAATTTTTGTACGCAAGTTTAAGGCTACGACTTCTATTGGGCCATATGAGTCAAAGATTTTACATGTCCCGATTAATTCCTTTTTAGATGATAAGGAATTGCATCCTGACGTTGAAGTTTTTGATACATTTGTTGACCATATTTTGCGAATTTATCGATATTCTAGAGGTTCTATCCGGCATAAGATCATGTGTTCCAGCAGGGATATAAAGCTTTCAGCAATCGCCACAATATCGACAAATGTGCCATACTACAAGTGGTTGAGCTCTAGCTATTTACATAGAGAAGGTGCTCCCTGGTGTGTGGCAGCTCCAAAGTTAAACCCGACTTTAGAGTATTGTATTCCATATTTCCATATGGTTCGCCAGATGGTACATGGGAAAGATATGTCACCAAGATCTGTGACAATATGTGTTGAATCCTTGTCAAACCAAGTTCAAGACTTTGGGATGATTTGTTATGAAGCCATTGGGGATGACTTTAGCGCAGGGTATATTATGGGTCCTCCAACAGTCTGGATTAAACCTAGTATAGATAACAATCTTCTAGATTTATTAGACACATTATATACTTCTGGATCTATTCAAATTCCTGATATTGATGGACATTATCATTTTAGGCCTGTTCCAATAACTGTTGATGAAGGGACTACATGGTTGCAGGGTTTTAATATAGTGTCTGGCGAGAAAACGAAAACAAAGGTTACAATTACAAGTAAAAATTGTACTGGCCAGATGATGTATTATAAGACCCATTTTCATGCACCACATGGAATTCTTTTGTCGAAGGCTTTGGCACCAGGTGTAGATTTTAGTGTCACACCGTTTTTGGCTTTTGACAACACCCCAGGTCCGGACATGGCATTTGACTTTTTATTATATAATACAGATTTTTCAGAGGATAAGGGTTCATTGTCTTGGGATTATGGTGATGGGCGGCAAACATCAAAAGGGATCTGGTACCGAGCTGCACGACGATCAGGGCAGTCCGTCCTTGGGTTACTGGGTCCAAAACCAAGCATGAAATCCTATTTCTATCAAAAAATCCTCTTAAATGATGAACATTCTGTATTGGTATTTTTTGAAAAGATATTAGGAATGGGAGGGGGCGGTAAGATCAAAGTCCCTTTCATTTAGTTTAAAATGAGGAATAAGAGCATATCCTCATTTAATTTGAGTGTTTTTCTTTTTATTTGTTCATTTATTTACTTAGATTTAGCTAGGTTAAGTATCTAAAAAATAAAAAAAAAAAAAAAAAAAAAAA